AGAAGACGGACGGCTTTTGTTATGCCGTGTTCTTTGACTAGGTCTCGTGCTCGAAAGTAAAGACCTTCATCGTTATTAATCCATAAGCTTACGTTCCAAGCGTTCCAGGATCGGTGTCCGTTATATGTTGTCATGTGTATACCTTTCTGTTGATACTTCATTATAACTATCCTTGGGGGAAAGTCAACTTGCGCCTTGCGCCTTGCGCCTCTTGCGTCTCCGGGATCCGGGCCGCCCGGGGCCGCCGCCCCGGAAACAATTTCTGCAGCTTGATCCTGGGGTTTACGAAGGGAATAAAATTTTCTGTAGTTTTAGTTCTGCAAGGCGTTCCCAATTAGGAACAATATCAAAATCGTTTTTGTGGTTGGAGCTTTCTTTATTCCACTCTGAAATATCGTGGATAAACTTTGGATCAATAGAAAGCTTTTTAAGAATAATCTCATGCGATTTTTGAGGTTTATAACCTAACTCGTAACGAGCTATCGTTGCCGTTCCAAAACCTAAAAATACGCTAAATGTTCTCTGGCTTGGTGCTTTGTTGTATTTGGTGTTAACCATGCTGTGTCTTAAAGTTTTAATTTCTTCAGGTGTCATGTCTATCCTCTTTCTAAAAAAGAGGGCAGTGCCGAAGCACCGCCCTCCAACCTGCTACCAACAGGATTAGCGAATTTCGAAACCACCAGACAGGCGGCAGAATTGTTCGAACTCTTTGACGTTGTCAACATCAAAGGGGTAGTGCGTGTTCCAGTTCTTGACTTTGCCAGTGCCATCACATCCATTGCACTTGCCCTGCACATATTCGTCATCACGAACACCAGTGCCATCGCACAGGGTACAGGTTTCAAGAGGCAAGCTATCAAGACGGGCTTGACGTTCTTCAGCGAACTTTTGAACGAACCCGACTTCCAATGCTTCTTTCAATCGGTCAGCTATCTGTAGCGCAGTCTCAGCGTCATATTCATAGCCATCATTGACAGAGCCTCTTGATTGCTCTTCTTCAGAAAGAAAATCATCACAGGCATCGCAAACGAATTGCCATAATGGATGCCAATACCAGACGTTATTACGAAAATATGCGCCTTGATTTTCAGAATGCCACGCATCGCTTGCCGCAAAATATGCGTCTGTTTCTTCTTGTGACGGGTTGCTAGACCAATCAATTTCTGGTTTAGCTCCTTTCAGAACAGGATTTAATCCGTAAACGTCCATTCCCATTATATGCCCTCCTTCATTGCATAGTCACGAACCTCGAAGAAATCCATGAATGAGATACTTTCCTCTAGCTCTTGTTTGCTAATCATTGGTGAAACGCTTTCACCCTCGACATCGCACCCAAGAACCAGACCATTCCCTGCTAGTGGGTATGGGTAGTTATCAAACTTAATGAATTTACTATCGGCAGAAAGCGACAACATGCCTTCATCATCTACATAAATGTCAGTAGATACGCCTTTCTCTTCGTCGTAGTTAATGCAGACTGTTGTGAACAAACTAGCACCAATTAGCTTTTGAATGTTCTTATAGTCTCCATCGTATTCGACAACTTCGACTGTCTCAGTATTCGGGTTAATTAAAAATGCCAACATTGTGTTCTCCTCTGTTGGTAGCGGGGCAACATTACCCAAAACAATAGTCCACTATTCGTGGGGGAAAGTCAAATAGTTTCTTCTTCTTCTAGTAAATTTTTCTGATAATAGCGGTTGTGCATCCATCCCATTGAGCCTCTTGCGCTTTCACTACCTTGCGTCTTCCAGCAGGTATCACATAGCGGGCGTTCTCCGCTTGTGTGGATCATGGCGATTGCTTCAAAGACAGTGCTTGCGTCTTCACCACAACATCCACACGCCGGGGCTTGCCCTTGTGCTATCATCCGGGCGAAGTGTTCCCACGATAGGTGCTTGCGATTGTGTGGTAGTTTGACCTTCTCGCTTGCGTCTGGTTTCAGATATGTAATGGCAATCTGGTCTGCAAGAAACAAGCGACGGCGGCTATGCCGCCGCCGTCTATATTGTGGTGCTTTCAGCATTAGCCGAGCTTATTTCTTTGAAGCTTTGACGTACATACGAACAACAGGTTTGAAGCTATAGAAAGCTTCCTGTTGTTCTCTAGTCAATTCTACATCAATGACGTAAGGATTGTCATCGCTAGGGCGGCCACCATTAACAGTCCGCAATGTGCGTGACGCAACCTCTTTAAGTGTGATAGTTGTTCCGTCGGATGCTGTAGCAGATGATGTGTTGGTTGTTTTAAAAACCTCCGTCATCCAAGCCTTGGCTTCACGCTCTGCAGCTTCAGCCTCTTTACGTTTTGCGGTAGCAAGTGCAACGGCATCTGCCGCCATGAGTACAATCATATCGTTTTCAATATCAGTCATTTTAATAAACTTTCTGCTCGGTAGCGGCGGCAATCAATGCAAGAACAAAGAAAGCGCAAGAGGTTTGAATTGACAGGATGCAAAGCAATGCACCCAACCAAGCATCAAAGCTATAAATTTGAGTAGCGCATAAAAACGCAAACCAAGACATAGACAGACCAGATGCTAGGTAAAAATTAACAGACCAAAATTTCGGTGTTGGTTTAAATTGTTTGAACATAATAATTCCCTTTGTTGGTGGTTAAGTTAACAACTACAGTTGTAAGTGATTATCCCGTAAAATGCAATACCCAAAAGAAAAGTAGTTAAACTTTTTTACTAGCTTTTGTGCTAGGTATATTTTCCCCAAGAAAAACTATTAATTTTTAACAGTAAATTCAGGGTAACTGGGGGCGATTGGCTGTTCGTCTTTTGTTCTAGTTACCCCCCGCCCCCCTATATTGTGCCCGTGCCGTCGTGCGCTGGGGCTACATATGTTAGATTGATAAATTCATTCAAATATAATATCGTTCGGACATGAACTTAGACATCGTTCCCGAGGAAGCCCTCAAAGAAATCCTTTTGTTAAAGGAAGCAGAAGCAAGTATCGTGAGACGCGAGGCGGCGAAAGATCGTTTCATGTCTTTTGCTCATCATGTTTACGATGATTTTATCGAGGGTAACCATCACCGAATTATATCCGAAAAGCTTGAAGCGGTTGCACGGGGGGAGTTAAAACGTCTGATAATCAACATGCCGCCCCGACATTCCAAATCTGAATTAGCATCATATTTGATGCCCGCATGGTTTTTGGGAAGGAACCCTAAACTGAAAATTATTCAGGCAACGATGAACACGGAGCTTGCCACACGGTTCGGACGTAAGGTTCGTGATTTGATTGCTGATCCTTTATACAGGGAAATTTTTCCGCATACAGATTTGAAAGCGGACAGTCAGGCGGCTGGTCGTTGGGAGACGAGTAAGAAGGGCGAGTATTTTGCGGCGGGTGTTGGTGCGGCGATGACGGGACGTGGTGCTGATTTATTGATTATTGACGATCCGCACTCGGAACAAGATGCTTTATCTTCGACTGCGTATGATCACACGTATGAGTGGTACACATCTGGACCGAGACAGCGTTTACAGCCTGGTGGATCGATAATTATTGTTCAAACACGGTGGTCAAAGAAGGATTTGACGGGTCGGTTACTGAACGAACAGATGAAAGACACGATGGCTGATCAGTGGGATTTGATAGAATTTCCTGCAATATTACCGTCGGGGAACCCTGTTTGGCCTGAGTTTTGGAAAAAAGAAGAGCTTTTGGGGGTGAAAGCGTCACTTTCGCCTACTAAGTGGAACGCACAGTGGCAGCAGAATCCAACGTCTGAAGAGACGGCAATGGTGAAGCGCGAGTGGTGGCAGAGGTGGACAAAGGAGAAGATTCCACGTTTAAAGTATATTTTACAATCCTATGACACTGCGTTTTCGAAAAAAGAGACGGCTGACTACACGGCTATAACAACGTGGGGCGTGTTTGATCCAGAGGAGGACAACACAGAACACATCGTGTTACTTGATGCTCAGAAGGGTCGGTACAATTTTCCAGAGTTGAAGGAGCTCGCGGCGGAGCAGTATGAGTATTGGGAGCCGGACATGGTGTTGATTGAGGCGAAGGCATCGGGTCAACCTTTGGCGGACGAACTTTTGCGTATCAACATTCCTGTTTTGACTTATTCGCCCGGTAGAGCCAAGGGTCGCGGTGGTATAGACAAGACTACTCGTATGCATATGGTTGCGCCGTTGTTCGAGGCTGGCCGTGTTTGGGTTCCTGACAAACCTTTTTCGGATGAAGTTATTGAAGAAGTTGCATCTTTTCCTAACGGGGACTACGATGATTACTGTGATAGCATGACTATGGCTTTGATTAGATTTAGACAAGGCGGATTAGTTACGTTAGAAGAGGATGAGGACGAGGAGTACCGTCCTTCGAGGAAACGTGAGTATTATTAATGGATCCGATAAGCACAGGTTTAGCTGGCATTGCTCTTGTACAGAAGTCGGTTGAGTTTATTAAGAGCAACATAAACACGGTTAATGATATTCGTGATATTGCGGGTGCGTTAGATGGATTGTTTGAAGGTGAGAAACAGGTTCAAAAAAAACGATTTGGTGACAAGTCTTTAATTGGGCAGTCCAAGGATGCGGCTCACTCGGTTATAGATGCCAAATTAGCTCAAGAGCAACTCGAAGAAATTTCGATAATGATAGATAATCGTTTCGGTTACGGAACGTGGCGAGCTATCATTGCGGAGCGTAACAAGCGGATCGCTGAAGAGAAGGAAGCGATTAAGCAAGAAAAAATTCGTGTACAAAAGGAAAAAGAGGCTAGACTAGAAGACCTAAAGCTTGGCGGCATTGTAGCGGGGATTCTTTTTGTTGTATGCTTTGGTTTAGTTATTTTAACAAAAATATTTTTTACGGGTTGATCTATGGATTCTGTAAATCGAAGAAGAGCGTTACGCGATAGGAATCTAACTGAGGAAGAGTTAGCTCGGTTACGTCAAGAGGCTATGGAAAACTTAGGCACGGATGCAAAGCAGACGGCGAGTGATGTTTATCAGGGTGTCGGTAACTTTGCTTCTTTCTTAAAAGAAAATCCAAAATCAGGAGCGTTACTAGCCGGAATGTTTGCTCCGGGAGCCGCGACTGTTGAATCTGCTGGTTTATATCCAGATCCCATGAATCCAGAAATTAAGCTACCAAGTTTAGCGGCACTAGCTTTGCCTGGCGAAGAACAAAATTTACTTGATGCGGGGCTCTTGGGTCTTGGTCTTGTGGGTGATGCGGTGCAAGGAGTTACTGCTGGTATACCTGCTGTTAATGTAGCGGGTATGCTTATCGGTGGTATTTTAAAAGCACCAAGCAAGCTTGACGATATTGCTGGGCTGTATAAATCGGCTCGTGAGATAGATCCTCTGTACAATGAGTACAAAGCAGCGCAAGAAAAGATGATTGGTTTCAAGGGAAGAGATCCAACACCCGAACAATTGGAAGCAAAGGGGTTTCTAAACGATTTTAAGGAACGAGCAGATGCAGGTGAGGAAAGCTATGTATTTGCGAGAGAAACAGATAACGAAATTAAAGCTGCAGAAAATGATTTAAAAAAACAAGAACAATTAAAGTTAGAGGCTTCTCTTGATGAAATTCCTGTCGAGGCGTTACAGAAGGCAAGTGATAAGACTCTCATGATAAGAAGTGGTAGTCTCGCTGGGAAACTATCAAATCAAGAAGGGGCGTTTGTTCGTGTTGACGAATTGCCCGAGTTTAACGATCTTTTTGGTGGTGTTTTAAATACAGACGATATACTCCCTAGCTCTCTTATTAATCGAGAACAAATACCGAATATTAATGTAGGCAAAGCAGAGGGTCTTAGAGGTCGTCCGTTGGTTGACCCTGTTAATAAGGTGACAGATATTGCGGGTCCATCTAGGGCAGAGCCTGTCTTGTATTATACAAATAGTGGCAAAGCCCTTTATAACGACGGTTTAATGAACGATGTGTTTACAACGGATGGTGTTGTGGAGTCATCGTTACCAGCGTCTGAGGTAGCTACAAGACTCGTTGGAAACGGTCAAACAAAAATGTTAAAAAAATATGCGCCCATAACTAAGAATGACGCGAATCTCCACGGTTTGCTTCCTTTCTTAGAGAAAAAAGGCAACGAGCCTGTAACAATTGCTGATCTAAGAAACGTTTACGAGCAAAACAAACTAGAGATTAGTTATAGGCCCTATGAAGCGGAGACGATGCGTAACAGAAACAGGAGTAATCTTGGTCGCTATGGGCAACATTTTACACCACGCCCAGAAGATGACGTTGCTGTTCTCAATACCAGCCGTCTTGCTAATGGCGTACAGCCGATTAATTACCGTGTTGTAGATATTGAGGAAGGCTTAGTTGGTATTAATCGCGGGGGGCTGAAGGTAGATGATAGAGATGCATATCACTATTCGGGTTTACCAGAGGGCGGAAATACTTATGACCAACTAGGGCATGTTCGTTTTGCTACCATAGATGACTTAGTTCCGGTTCTTGATCAGGATATGGACACAAACAGAGTAATACAAGGAATGACAGTCCCTGTTTCTGATAACCCTGCTGTTGTTGAGGCGATTACAGGAAAAACAGGTCGCGTCATTAACGAGATACAATTTGATTATCGAGATCAAATTAATGATGAAACATCTTACTTTAAGAAAAACCAAAACATCGCTGACTTAGAGAAGAAACTATCAAACAAACAAAACGTCGCTTATGAGACTTTTTCAAATTTAAGAACAAAGTATGACGAGATGGCTTCCGAAATCAACAACAATACGGATCTAGGCGGGCTCACTTTAAATGATATTATGGCAGCCACTCTTTCAAAGGCGGTTAGGGAAAACCCTAATCGTATGTCAGAATTTGCGGATAATTACGAGGATTTTGATTTTTTAGATAAGTTAGATCTCAGCATGGATGAGATTGTGGAGTATCGTAAGGCGTATGGTTCCGATGCGTCTGTTTTTGAAAACACGCTTGAGTTTATGGAAAACGTTGCGGGTATCCGTGCTGATCTTAATGGTACTTCGTTTGACTTGGAGCTTGACGAACTTACAGAATACATGAAAGACAGAGGTTTGCTTACAAACACCTACGACGCAGAAGGGGATTTTCTCGAGACAGTTTTAAATGATAAGTTTCTAGATGGAAATGCCGTTAATCCCCTTGATGATGGCGCAGGTTATATTTTCAATTCAAAAAAAGCAATCGAGGAGTTGAGAGACGAGCCCACCTATCAAGAAGGTGTTTTTTCTGCTTTTAAGGACTTGTCACCTGAAGGAAAGTCTGAGTTAGTTGAAGATCTAGCAAGAACTGTACTTGCGTCAAAACAACGACAACAAGGGAAACTTACTTTTGCAAGCGGGGTGGACGATTTAACTCCTGAGTTTGATGCCACAGTAAAAACTATTAACAACGTGGTGAACGACGTAACCAATTTAACTCTTCAAGCATCGGAACAATCAATCGAGGTTAATAATGCTTTTAGTGCTCTTGGAAACTTTAATGTTGCTAATAAAAAAACAGTTTTGTCTCCTGTTGAAAAAACTAATTACCTTAACACTGGAAAACCTTTTGCGGACGAGTATATCAAACAAGCTAACACACGCCGTATAATAGACGAGTTTCAAAAAGCTGATCAAGGTAGTGATGTTCGTAAACAAATTGCGGAAAGTGTGACCGACCCAGAACTCAAAGAGTTGTTACTTGTAACAGATTCTAGTGAAGGAAATGTTTTTGAAAAATTTGGGAAAATCAATAACTATCAACAAAGAAAAACAGAAGAACTAAACAACGCTCTTAATAAATTTGAAAAATCGGACCCTCAAAACTACCAGCTGTTCAGAGATGTTCAAAACAAAAAGAAACTAATGCCGCCTGTTTTTGATGACGAAAAAGATTATTTTAAGTTCGTTATTCACCAACAAGTAAGAGATGCTTTTTCTCGTGGCGAAACTTTTGTTTCTGTTCCTAAAGCTGAAGACATTGCTGGTAATTCTGGCAGACCTGGAGTCTATGTCGAGAACTACGAGAGAACATACACAAAGGCTGTTGATGAGGTCTTCGACGAGCTTGTCGCAGAAAACCCAGATCTCTTAGTTAAAGACGAGTTGAGAATAGTGTCAGCAGACACTACGCCTGTTGAACGTCCCGCTAAGATGGAAAAAACTCCAAAACAAGAAGTAAAACATGACGGTCTAGCACAACGCGGGCTACCTGTTCCCACTCTTGTTTTGCTTGATGATACACAACAAATTAAAAGTAGCTTCCGTGCTCCGTTTAAAAAAGGTGGTTTAGTTGAACTTCGTAAAGGCATTGGCGCGATGGCTCGAAAGGTGTTATAAAAAATTATGTCAGAAACAGATATTGAAAAATTAGGTGCGCTTGTAGCGGATTCTATGGGACCGGGAGGACCGGAAGGTCAGTCTTTAGAGATTGAATCTGAAGGAACTCCTGTTGAACTTGAACAAGACTTAGAGGAAATGCTCGGTGTTGTCTTTGGTGAAGATGGTCAGGCACAGTTTATTATGCCCGGCGAGGAGGACACAAACTTAGAACTCCTCCATGATAGTAACTTAGCGGAAGACTTACCAGATTCTGTTCTAGACGAGCTTTCATCTAATTGTTTGCAGATGTTCGAGGACGATCAAGACTCACGAGAAGAGTGGCAGTCAGCGTTGTCTAAAGGACTTGACCTACTAGGTATTAGATACGAAGAACGCGACGCACCGTTTTCTGGTGCGAGTGGTGTAACGCACCCGTTGATTTCTGAATCGGTGACACAGTTTCAGGCACAGGCTTACAAAGAGCTTTTACCTGCAAGCGGTCCTGTTCGCACAAGTATTGTTGGACTTGAGACACCAGAGACAACAGACCAAGCGAGTCGTGTAGAGAACTTCATGAACTACTATGTCATGGAGGTCATGGAAGAGTATGACCCTGACATGGATCAGATGTTATTCTACCTTCCGTTGTCTGGTTCGACATTCAAAAAGATTTATTTCGACCACATCAAGGGGCGGGCTGTTTCTAAGTTTGTTCCTGCTGAAGATGTTGTTGTTCCGTATTCTGCGACAGACCTGAGAACCGCAGAACGCATTACGCATGTAACAAAGATGACAGAGAACGACATTCGTCGTTTGCAGGTTTCTCGTATTTACCGTGATGTAGAACTCCCAGGACCCGGCAGCTCTTACAAAAATGACGACGGCTTACAAGAGAAGCGCGATGAGTTGGACGGTATGCGCCCATCTTATTCGGATGATGTTTACACAATTCTAGAAATGCACACACATCTTGATCTCGAAGGTTTTGAGGACACGGATGAAGAGGGCGAACCAACAGGTATAAAAATTCCATACACTGTTACTATTGAGCGTGACTCTGGCAAGGTTCTGTCTATCTATCGTAACTATGAAGAAGAAGACACCGAGAAACGTGCGCTACAACATTTTGTGCATTACAAGTTCTTACCGGGTCTGGGTTTCTACGGCTTTGGTTTGATCCATATGATTGGTGGTTTGTCCTATGCGGCGACATCTATTCTGCGTCAGTTGATTGATGCGGGTACACTATCGAATCTACCTGCTGGTTTCAAAATGCGCGGTGTTCGTATTCGTAATGATGATGAGCCACTACAGCCGGGCGAGTTTAGGGACATAGACGCACCTAACGGAGACATTCGTAATGCGATTCAGACTTTGCCGTACAAGGAACCTAGCGCAACGTTGTCTCAACTTTTGGGTGTTCTGGTTGATAGTGGTCGTCGTTATGCTACTATTGCTGACAATGCCACAGGCGACATGAACAGTAACGCTCCGGTAGGCACGACAGTTGCTTTACTAGAGCGTGGCTCACGGGTAATGAGTGCGATACACAAACGTCTGCACTATGCACAACGTCAAGAGTTCAGACTTCTTACAAAGATTATTTCTGAGACTATGGAAGCATATCCGTATGCTTTGTCTGTACCACCAGAAACATTTAAACAAGACTTTGATGGTCGTGTTGATATTTTACCTGTTTCTGATCCGAACATTTTCTCTATGGCGCAACGTCATGCTTTGGCGCAGACACAGCTACAGATGGCGGCACAAAACCCTGAGATACATAATATCAGGGAAGCATATCGTCGTATGTATCAGGCCCTTGAGGTTAAGAACATTGACGCGATACTCAAGCCTGAAGAACCGCCACAACCGATGGATCCGGCGACAGAAATCTCTACCGCTTTTTCTGGTAGACCGTTCGAAGTTTTTCCAGACCAAAGCCAAGAGGCACATTTGTCTGCTTATGTGGCAGCACTAGTAAGTCCATCTGTAATGGAAAACCCTGCTGTAAAAACATTGTTGATGTCAAAAATGTTCCAGCGCATAGGGTTCTTGTCACAACAACAGGCGCAACAACAAGCTCAACAACAGGTTCAAATGGCGATGCAACAGCAAGGTATTGATCCGATGCAAATGCAACAAATGGATCCGATGATGGCACAGCAACTTCAAATGCAAATGCAACAACAAATGCAACAACAAATGATGCAACTGGCTCCGCAGATTAATGCACAACTTGTGCAACAATATCTACAGCAAGTCTCACCACAGCCACAACCTGATCCGTTGGTCGGTATCAGACAGGCTGAAGTCCAACTACAGGCGCAGGATAATCAACGTAAAGCGCAGAAAGATGCGGTGGATGCACAGCTTGAACAGGCTAGGATTGCACAGTCAGCGCAACAAGCGCAGGACAGGTTGAGTACACAACTTGAGATAGCGGGAGAGCGCAACGATATCAATAGAGAGCGAATTGAAACGCAAGAAGATATTGCGGTTATGAAAGAGCTCAATAAGAGGACTAACTAATGTTACAAGCACTTATTGGACCGATAGCAAATCTTGGCTCCACTTTCTTGAAAAACAGGGCTGAACAAGCGATGGCGAAGCAGAAGCTTAAAGTTGCAAAGATCGAGGCGCAAACAAAGAAGGTCGAGCAAGATGGTGCGTGGGAGTTAGAACAGGCACGGGCAAGTCAGGACTCGTGGAAAGACGAATTATGGACCGTTTTCTTTGTCTTATTGCTATCAGCGTGTTTCTATCCTCCTGCACAGCCATATATCGAAGATGGGTTTAGGTTTTTGCGCGAGGATTTGCCCGAGTGGTTAAGCTGGTCAATTATGGCTAGTATCGCCGCAAGTTTTGGTCTAAAGTCTATCGGACGGATAAAAGGATGAAAGCATGATTCCATTTCAACCTAATCAGATGATGGGTATTATGGGCGGTCTACCTCAAGGTGGCGTTAGACCCTTCCAGCCGTCACGAGGACCCACAAGTTTCGGTAGCAGAGAACGTTTTGGCGGGATGATGATGAACAATCCGTTTCAAGGCATGGGCTTCGGTATGGGCGGACAACCACGACCACCACAGGTTTCACAACAACCTGCAACCCCAACATTTAACGCACAACCACAACCGTTTTTCCCCATGACTCCAACGTTCGCGCCACAACCTGCTCCTATGACTGAAGATGAACGACGTATGCTTCTTACAACAGCTAATCCTTTTTCTTCTGGTCCAGACGCTATAAACCCCATGATGGGTAACAGGTTTAATCAAGCAAGAATGGAAGCGGGTATGGGTGGTATTGCAAGTTTAGCACCTCGCCAACCAATAATGAATACGCCGTTTGGTGGCATGGGCGGACTCGCTGATTTGTTTAGACAACGGATGCAACAATTCCAAACTACACAGCCTCCTAATCCGTCACAGTTTATGCAAGGTGCAAGAACTCCATCAGGCGGGCCAACCGTTCCGTTTTTAGGAGAGCTTATGCCACAAGGATAAGACAATGAAGACACCGAAGACACCAGTAGAAAAACTACCAAACCCAGGATTACAAGCTCTTTATCGTTCTGGCGAAAAAGGCAAAGAAGCCGTTGCAGAAATGGGTTTTGAAAAGGGCGGCATTGTTAAAGGCACAAAGTGTCCGTTCCGTGACGGCGGTGTAGTAAGAGGCACTGGTCAAGCTGTTCAAGGCGGCAAATTTACAGGACTTAAATAATGGCTCTTCCTTCATCAGGTGCGCTTTCTTTGAACGCTATGCATGTTGAGGCGGGTGGTTCTTCTGGAACTTCGGCTTCAATAAACGACAGCGATATTCGAGGACTGATTAGCAAAGGTTCTGGCGCACAAATGTCATTCAATGAATGGTATGGTGCTTCTAGTAACTTATATGACGGAACAGTTACCAATGGATACACAAATATTGATTTTGGTTTCGCAGGGCATTATTATTTTAGAGGTTTTAAAAATGGTGTTTCTCAACAAGGCTTATATACATTAATTAATAATGTAAATTTTGGTAGTGTTAGTGATGGCACTGTGGATTTTTTAAGCGGTGCTAGTTTAATAGTTCTTGCAGAGGCAGTTGAAGGTTCAGCTGGTGCGGCTGTAGGTACATTAAACTTTGAAGTTTCAGGAAGTTTTTCTAACTCAGGTTTTTCAACTTTAAAACTTACAACTAATGCTGGCTCAAATACTTTTAATAGAACAGACGCAACTTATCAGTCCCAGAATGGAACAACTTCTTGGGCTTGGACTACCACAGTAAATCAAAGTCCTTTTGGTACTAATGGTGCGAATGTAACAAGCACAACATTTGAATTTAATTAATATCTCAATAGTTTTTGTGAGTAATATGAAAATACGCATTGAAATAGATACAGCCGACCTACCAAGCGTAGGAACTCCTGTCGATAAAGACGCAGGAGACGGGTGTCCTGTTGCGACACAAGACATTGATGTCAATCTAGAGAACCGTCAAAAAGCTATAGACGAATATGACTACGGTCCATTAGATCCTGGAGTTGACCACACAGGTCAAAACGATAAGTTTTGGACAAATATAGCAAATACATTCAAAACAGATATTGATGCTGCTTTGGAATCTCGATGTGCTAATTGTGCGGCTTTTAATCAAACGTCTCAAATGTTGGATTGCATTGCTAAAGGTATTGGCTCGGAGGGCGCGGATGACCCTTATGATTCTATCCAAGCTGGTGATTTAGGTTATTGTCAGTTCTTAAAATTTAAGTGTGCTTCACAACGTGTGTGCACAGCATGGGTTTCTGGCGGTCCCATAACCGACAGCGATATGTCAACTCAAGGTGACTTACTTTGAATGTAGTTGACTTTATTAGCAAATACCGCAAAAATCTCAATATTCGAATTGAGGACTTAACGACAACTGTTGCCAGCGGGTCTATAAAAGACATGGAACAGTATCGCAGTTTAGTAGGCGAGATACAGGGCCTCTCGTTTGCGATGGATGAACTTAGTGCCCTGCTGAAAGGTTATGACACCGATGACGAAGACTCTATTAGTACCTGACTATATAGCAGCACAAGAAAAATCAAAGAAACAGGCAGAATCTCAAAAAGCATTAGATCGTGTTCCGCAACCAACAGGTTGGCGGATTCTTGTTATGCCGTATCGCGGACGTGTGAAAACAGACGGAGGTGTTTATATCCCGGACGCTGTTGCGGATCGTGAGGCATTGGCAACTGTTGTGGCTTTTGTGGTGAAGGTGGGGCCGTTGGCTTACAAAGATCCTGATAAATTTGGAACAGACATGGAGCCTTGGTGTAAAGAAGGTGACTGGGTCTGTATAGGAAGATACTCTGGTTCTCGGTTTAAACTCGAGGACGGTGAGGTCAGAATTATTAACGACGACGAGGTAATTGCAACTATCGTCGATCCAGAAGACATAAAGCTTTAGGAGAAAAAGATGTCAGAATTGCCAGAACCAAATGATCCAGTTGAGATAGAGAACGAGGAATTTGAGGTTGAACTTGACGAACAAACCTCCGAAGCCGTTGAGCCGGAGACAAAAAACCAAGAGCCTGTTCAAACAGAAACAGTTGAAGAAACAGATGAACAAGATGTTTCCGAAAACGAAGAAGAGCTTACTGAATACACCGCAGGTGTGCAAAAACGTATTGAAAAGCTGACGTATAGAAGACGCGAAGCGGAAAGACGCGAACAGGCGGCGTTGGAATATGCTGAAGCTTTAAAAAATCAAGTAAGTCAATTACAGCAACAACAGGAAAGTAATTCGACTGCTGTTGTTGATCAGTTTGGTAACAGGGTAGCTTCAGAGCTTGAGACAGCTAAGATAGCTTATCAGAAAGCGCATGAAGAAGGTGACGCAGAAGCATTGTTTAATGCCCAGCAAAATATTAGTCGCCTAGCTTTGGATCAAGCTAAATACGAAGAAGCGAAGAGAAAACTTGAAGTTCAACGTGAGGCCCCCCAGCAAACAGAAGTTCCACAGGCACAAGCACAAGCACCTGTACAACAAGCGGCTGTAGAACCTGATCCGAGAGCACAGGCATGGGCAGAAAAAAACTCATGGTTTGGTGAGGATCAATCCATGACTTATGCGGCGTTTGGTATTCACAGACAACTGGTTGAGGAGGAGGGTTATGACCCGACATCTGATGATTATTATACAGAATTGGACTCACGTATTAAGAACGATTTTCCTAGCAAGTTTCAATCGAAAAAGAAACCACAACAAAGAGTTGCTGGAGCATCAAATTCAGCGTCTCGAACAACCACTAAGGGCGGTAAAAAAGTAATTACTTTGAGTGACTCTCAAAAGGCAATCGCAAGAAAACTTAATGTTCCTTACGATGTCTATGCAAAAGAAGTTGCAAAACTACAGAAGGATACATAAGATGACAGAGAAACGCATACCCCGAGAATCGCAAACTCGTACAAAAACTGCGCGACGAACACCTTGGAAACCTCCTAGTATGCTGGAGGCCCCCGAACCACCGAAAGGATACATCCACAGGTGGGTTCGAGTTGGAATTAGAGGCGAGGACGATAAGACAAATGTCCATGCCAAGCTCCGAGAAGGATGGGAGCCTGTGAGAGCAGACGAGCATCCAGACTTCGAAGCTCCAACTATTGAAGAGGGAAGATACCAAGGCGTTATTGGGAACGGTGGGCTTATGCTCTGTCGTATTCCAGAGGAAACGGTATCTGAAAGAACTGCTTATTTCCGGGATCAGACCCGCAACCAGATGAAAGCCGTTGATGAAAACCTCATGAGGGAGCAACATCCCTCGATGCCTATCCAGAGCGATAGGCAAAGCCGTGTAACTTTCGGAGGCAACCGCAAAGATGCTTCTGATTAGAACTTAATTGTTTGTTTAGGAGACTAAAATGGCAAACTCAAATGGTGCATTTGGCTTACGACCCATCGGTAAAGTGGGTTCGGGCGTAAACAGCACTGGTACAACTGAGTATCGCATAGCCTCAGACAACTCAAACGCAATTTTCCAAGGTTCTCCAGTTATTCCGCTTGCAGCAGGTGTTATCGACATTGTTGGCGCGGCTGCTGGTGGAACTGTAGGCTTGGTTGGTGTGTTTTATGGTTGTGAGTATGTGAGCTCAACTACTGGTGAAGTTATATTCTCAAACACTTACCCTGGGTCGGGTGCGGACAGCAACTTTCCTGTCAAAGCCTTTGTTTATGATGATCCCATGCAGCAGTTCGTAATTGCTGCAGATGCTTCGCTTACAAATGAAGCAACTGCTCGTGCGGCGGTATTCGCTAATGCTAACTTCTCATCAGGTACATCCGGTAGCACAACTACTGGTATGTCCTCTGCGGCGTTAGCTGTGAGCACAATCGCAGTAACAGCGAATCTTAATCTTCGGATTATGGGAATTGTCGATGATGTCGAGAACGCAGACTTTGCGGCCTCTGGCATTGGTGTAATCGTTCGTTTGAACAACCACTTCAACTCACCTAACGGTGCGATTGCAGGTGGCACTGTTTCAACGACAGGCGTATAGGAGTTTAGGTTATGGCTATTTCCCGCGCACAACTCGCAAAAGAGCTTGAGCCAGGTCTCAACGCTCTTTTTGGACTGGAGTATAACCGATACGAAAACCAACATGCAGAAATCTTTGACACAGAGGCATCTGATCGTGCTTTTGAAGAAGAGGTAATGCTTTCTGGTTTTGGTGCGGCTCCTACGAAAACTGAAGGGTCATCTATTTCTTATGATGACGCTCAAGAGGCATACACAAGCCGTTACACACACGAAACTGTAGCTCTTGGTTTCTCCATTACGGAAGAAGCTGTAGAGGACAATCTTTATGATCGTCTCTCTTCTCGTTACACTCGTGCGTTGGCTCGTGCAATGGCTCACACAAAGCAGGTTAAGGCTGCGGCTGTACTGAACAACGCTTTCACCGCTGGCGCGACTGCTGGTGGGGATGGAGTTGCTCTTTGCGACGCAAGTCACCCGCTTACAAATGGTGGCACATTCAACAACGAACCTACTGTTGCTGCTGATCTTAACGAGACATCTCTTGAAGATGCTCTGATTAGCATTGCAGGTTTTGTTGATGAGCGTGGTCTGATCATTGCCCTTCGTGGTACTAAGTTGATCATTCCGCGTCAGCTACAATTTGTTGCCGAGCGTCTGATGGCTACGAATCTTCGTGTTGGTACAGCAGATAATGATACAAACGCTATCCGCAACATGGGTATGTTGCCAGAAGGATATACCGTTAACGATTATCTAACTGACACAGATGCATTCTTCATCAAAACTGACTCTCCGAATGGGTTTAAAAACTTTGAGAGAGCCGCTTTGACAACGCAAATGGAGCCTGATTATGATACAGGTAACATGCGTTACAAAGCCCGTGAGCGTTATAGCTTTGGCTTTAGCGATCCACGTTGCGTATTCGGTTCGCCCGGAGCGTAATTACAATACATTGAAAGGGGCGGCATTGACCGCCCCTTTTTTTATGCGTATAGTAAAGATTCCTGACAGTCGCATAGGGCGACTGACAATAGCCACGACAGGAGACACACATGGCTAACACAACTTTTAGCGGTCCCGTCCGTTCTGAAAACGGGTTTAAAGTTATATCTAAAAACTCAACTACTGGTACAGAGACAGATGTA